ACAACAAAGTTCTGGCAACTGATGATGATATTGAATGCGTTAAACGAATGGCTGATAATGGTAATCGTATTGTTAAACTGCAAGAAGTCCCATTGGGACACGAGAGCCCTAACCTGGCACATGTATATGCAGAGAGAAGTTTTGATGGGTATATCCTAGCCATTTGGAACAAGAAGAGCTATGTCGATGAATCACTGGAAAAGGGTAGTCACACGATTCTCTTACAGGAGGACGAACAGAATGCATACTAAGCCAATAAAGACACCACAAACTAATAGTTTAACATCCACACCAATAGTAGAAACAACAGAGGAAAAGAGTGCACTTAGGGCTAAGTCGGTTAAAGAGTACACTATTAAAAAAGTGGAACGAAACCAAATTAAGAGCTTCATGGAGAAATGGCACTATTCCCACAATATTAATGGGCTAATTGCTGACTATTGCTTCGCACTTTACTATCATGATACTATGATTGGCGCTATTATTTATGGTAGAATGGCAATGGCTAATCAATGGAAAAAGTATGGTGAAAATGCTCAAGATGTAATTGAGCTTAGACGATTGGCTTGTATTGATGACACTCTTAGAAATACTGAAAGCTACTTTATAGGGCATACACTAAAATGGTTAAAGAAGAATACTAGCATTAAAATAGTTGTTAGTTATGCTGATACATTTCATGGCCATCAAGGGATTATTTATAAGGCTTCTAACTTTAAATATGTTGGTAAAACTTCTAAGGGAAGAATAATCATGTACAAAGGAAAACAATATCACGACAAAACTATTCGTACTAAATATAAGGGGAAACTAAAGCCTTTTGCTATAAAAGTAAAGAGTGCTCTAGATTCAGGAGAAGCTAAGTATGTTAAGACACCCGGTAAGAACATCTATACTTATCAGCTGAGAAAATAAAATTACCTTCCCGACTACAAGTGCTTTTGTATGGAAATATCTGGCACGTTATAAATAGCAACTTGGAGGAATAATAATGGACGATGATTATGAATATACTGACGCTGTGATTGCCCAAGTTAATTCAAATGGTAAGGCAGAAGAATTATGGCTACAGTCAGACGAAGATTTCTTAGACTATATTATTAAAAATGGCAGTGATTGCGACCTTTGTTTTAGGGAGTTTAAGGCATGGACAATTGCCAAAAGAATTAAGCGTAATGGGTGGCACCCTACTATAAAGCAAAGAACAGCAATCATCAATGTGTTCTGCTATACCCTATATGGAGTAAAGCCAAATTGGTCAATAAGTTAATTAAAATGGAGGAAAGCAAATGATTAAGTTTAGAGCGTGGGACAAGAGAATCGAAGCTTATCTTTACAACGTGCAAAACGCTTATGATACGTTGAGTGGATTCGTAAAATATGATGATGGCGAGTATGCGGATTATGACGAGTCTTGTTTTGGTGATTTCTTAAATAATGAACGATATGTTGTTGAACAATTTACCGGCCTGAAAGACATGAACGGCAAAGATATATATGAAGGTGATTTAGTTAGATTAGCTGATGATTTAGACAACCCATATAAAGTTATCTTTGATAAAGCCAAATTTGAATTTTCTGGCAGTAGGTTTTGCTATGATTTTGGTGAAGCATTTATGGATTGTAAAGTTATTGGCAATGTGCACACTAACCCGGAACTATTGGAGGATAAGCGATGAGCAATGAGACGAAGCGGGGCGTGTTTGAAACAATTGCAGATAAATGCGCTGGATATAATGACGAACTATATGAGAAATTACTAAGGGAATATGACGATGCCTTGCCGGATAATATTCCAGTGATACCGAAGTATGTAGTGGAATACATTGATATGTTAAAAAATAATTCAGATGTTATTAACGCCAGTATCGGTGCTATCGAGTATGGCTGGGGGAGCGTTAAATTAACCACTTGGATTGAAGAAAACGGCGATACATTCGCACGTGCATGGCTAGATGGTTACACAGTGGAGGAATAAAAATGAATGAAGAAAAGATTTATGCAGAGGTTGATAAGAACAACAAAGTTCTGGCAACTGATGATGATATTGAATGCGTTAAACGAATGGCTGA